TAGATAGACTATTATATGTGCAAGCACAATCAGTAGAGTTTGTTCTGGAAACAATTGAAGATTTGCTTGTCAATAATGAGAGTCAAATGTTATTTATTTGGGATTCTCTGGCCTTAACTCCGGCTATTAGTGATGTCGAGGGAGACTTTAATCCTCTTTCATCGATGGCTGTAAAGGCGCGCATTTTGGCTAAAGGAATGAGCAAGTTGACAGTTCCTATTGCAAATAGTCAGTCGACATTTCTGGTTTTGAATCAGCTAAAAACAAACATTACACGTTCGCCATCTGAAGCTCTCGTTGAGCCATATATGACTCCCGGGGGCAAAGCATTGATTTATGCTTACTCGTTGCGAGTTTGGCTGACCGGTCGCAAAGCTAAAGCGTCCTTTATTATGGACGATCATGGATTCCGAGTGGGGTCCGAAGTAAAAGCTACTTTAAAGAAGAGTCGTTTTGGAACTCAAGGAAGACAGTGCACTTTTAAGATTCTTTGGGGCGACGAGATCGGCGTTCAAGATGAAGAAAGTTGGTTTGAGGCAATCAAAAGTTCTAAACACTTGAAATCTGCCGGGGCCTGGTATACAATGGATATGGGTAACGGAAAAGAAGTGAAGTTTCAGCCCTCTAGATGGAAAGACAAAATTAAGGAAGAGGATTTTAAAGCTCGTGTTCTTGAGATCATGGATGAAGAGGTAATTCTTCGATTTGACAAGCGAGATGGAGATGCAGCAGAGTTTTATGACATTGAAGAGGCAGAGGAAAAATAGATGAAGACGATAAAATTAGTAATTACGGCAAGTTTACTCATGTGGGCAACAAATGCCAATGCAGGCCATTGTTACGATGTTTGCAAATTATGGACTTATAATTATAATATCGAAGCATGGACATATGAGAATCATGCATGTAGTTATGCCGTTTCTGTGGCTGAAAGTCAACACGATGTAGAATATTATTATAATACATGTGTTAGAGATAGGGTTTATTACACGTACCGGGATCGAAAATACTGGCGCCACGGTCGTCATAAAAATCGATATTATCGCCGCTACCACCGGCGATATCGCCAGCGACGACATCATCGCCGCTATCAGCGTTATCACCACCGCCGTCACCATCGAAGGAATCATCGACATCATCATTAATAAATGTGCTTAAGTTGCTTTAAGTCATATTTATAATATGACCAAAGAAGACTTCATAAGCTCTATAGAGAAAGATTTTCCAGATATTAAGGTTCAAATTGCATATATGTATATTGGCGACGACAGAGAAGAAGAGACCTTATTAATTGATAACTGGGAATTTGGAATTAGATGGTCACCAGGAATAGATAAACTGAAAGCAGAAGATATAAATTTACTTTTAGAAAGATGCCGAGAAAACATCTTTTATTACCTGACCAAAAAAGACGCTTGACAAATACGATTAAATTTGATATAGTTTGTACATGAATAATAAAAAAGATAGGGTGTTGATTATTGACGCTCTGAATATGTATTACCGCGCTTATATCGTGGACCCTAGCCTGTCAACCAACGGGCAACCAATCGGAGGAATGAAGGGATTCCTCAAAATAATGCAGAAGCTGATCAGAGAAACAAGTCCTGATTCAGTCATCATAGCATGGGACGGTCCAGGTGGCTCTAGGAAGAAGAAAGCCATGAATAAGGACTACAAGGAAGGTAGAAAGCCTTTACGTCTTAACAGGGACATCCAGGGCCTTTTAACAGAGAACCAAGAGCTTGAAAATAAACTGTGGCAGCAGACAAGACTCATCGAATATTTAAATCAGTTGCCAATATCTCAGATAATGCTTCCAGATATCGAAGCAGATGATGTCATCGCATATATAACAAAGATGAAGTCTCTAGCGGGAAAGCAAAAAGTTATTGTGAGTAGCGATAAGGATTTTATTCAACTCTGTGATCAAGAAACGGTACTCTATAGACCAATTCAGAAAGAGGTTTTGAATGTTCCTACGGTTGTAGAGAAGTTCGGAATCCACCCAGCGAATTTCGCTTTGGCCAGAGCAATTGCCGGAGACAAGAGCGACAATTTGCCCGGCGTACCTGGCGCCGGCCTTAAGAGTATAGCGAAACGTTTTCCATTTATGTCACAAGATATGGAATATGAGCTAGTGGATATTCTTGAGGTCTGTGAAGATCCTGAAAGCAAACTGAAAATATATGAAAATATTAGTCAGAACAGAGACTTAATTCGAGACAACTATAGGATAATGCAGTTATATTATCCAAATATTTCGCCGCAATCCAAGGCGGTTATAGACAACTCTATTAATAATCTAGATTGTAGTTTCAACAAAACCGAATTCCTGAAAATGGGGAACGAAGATGGCCTCGGGGCCTATGACTGGAGCACTCTATATCAGGCTTGTCAACATATTATTTTTAAAAACTGTTGACATTTTCTGTGAAAGTGTGGTATAGTATAGATTATTAAAGAGAGAGATATATGTCTAAAGAAGAGAAGGTAAGTTTTTCAAAATTTGGTAGATCGTTTCAAGAAGATCTATGTCAGTTAATTTTAGTGACCAGATCGAAGAAGTCTTAGACGTAGAATTTCTAGAGTTAAAATTTCTTCGTGTGTTTGTAAAAAAGATCTTAGACTACAGGGAAGAATACAAGGTTCATCCATCATATAAAATGATGGCTACGATCTTTAGATCGGAAATGGATAACATTGATGAAGCAACAAAGATTCAGGCCAGAGACTTTCTAGCAAGAATATATAGAGCAGATTTGGCAGTTGAAGGGTCTAACTATATTAAAAAAACTGCTATAGACTTTTGCAAAAAACAAAAGCTCAAGGAGGCGATCTTAAAAAGCGTAAAGTTGCTGGATCAGTCCTCATATGATGAAATATCCACTGTTATTAACGAGGCTATCAAGCTGGGTGATGACAATGATTTTGGGTACGATTATCTCAGAGATTTTGAGGAAAGGTTCATGATAAAAGCCAGGAGTCCTATTACTACAGGATGGGAGCATATTGATGGACTCTGCAAAGGCGGTCTAGGTATCGGAGAATTAGGTGTTGTCATCGCTCCGACAGGAGCCGGCAAATCGATGGTTCTGGTACATTTGGGCACCCAAGCCCTTAAAGCCGGAAAAACAGTTGTCCATTATACTTTAGAACTTCAGGACACGGTTATTGGAAATCGATATGATAGTTGTCTCACCGGAGTTAAGTTAGGGGAACTGACAGTCTTCAAGGAACAGATTTATGAAAAAGTCTCTGACCTGGAGGGTAAATTAATTATTAAAGAATATCCGACTAAATCTGCAAGCACGAAGAGTATATTTAACCACTTGTCAAGATTGAGAAAACGCGGAATTGAGCCCGATATGATCATCATAGATTATGCAGATTTACTTAAACCAAAGGTGGATAGAAAAGAGAAAAGAATGGAACTGGAATCTATTTATGAAGAGCTACGAGGTCTAGGTCAAGAGTTCGGCGCAGTCGTCTGGACAGCATCTCAAACAAACCGATCTGGTCTAAATGCAGAAGTTATTACTATGGAATCAATTTCAGAAGCGTTCAATAAGTGTTTTGTTGCGGACTTTATTTTTTCAGTCTCCAGAACTATCCAAGATAAGAACGCCAACACAGGACGAATTTTTGTGGCGAAGAATAGAAATGGCCCCGATGGGCTTATTTTTCCAGCGAATATGGATACATCTAACGTAAAGATAGAAGTGTTGAAGCAATCAGAAGAGACTATTGAATCTATTGCCGCGACAACAGCACAGGAGCAACAAAAACTTTTAAAAGAAAAGTACAATAAATACAAGAATGGAGCAAAGTAATGAAAAAAGAAGAAACTGTTAGAGAGAAGACATTAAAGTATTTTAATGGAGACGACTTGGCAACAAATGTTTGGATGACAAAATATGCTTTAAAAGATAAAAAAGGAAATTTTGTTGAAGAGACACCAGACGATATGCACAAGAGGATAGCGAAAGAATTTGCAAGAATAGAAAACAAGTTCGGCGGAAATGCAGCTTCTTATGAGCAGATATATGACTCCATTAAAAACTTTGATTATATTGTTCCGCAAGGAAGCCCAATGATGGGGATTGGCAACAATCATGTTAATGTTTCGTTGTCTAATTGCGTTGTCGTCGATTCTCCGAAAGATAACATTTCTTCTATTATGGAATCTGGAAAACAACTGGCCAATTTATTTAAAAGAAGGTGTGGAGTAGGAT